AGAACACACCCTATGCTCATGCTGCCATAAATATAAAACTATGATTTACAAAGATTATGCAAATATTTTAGATAGTCAAACTGAAGCATTATTAGATAAATTAGTAAAATTTGTTGCAAACAAATACTAACCATGAGGAAAATTATGTTCGATTTATTCAAAAGCGAAAGTGAAAAAGATACATTAATTGAATGCTATGAAAAATTGCTTGAACTTAAAGATGGAGAAATTGCTGAATTAAGTAAAAAGGTAAGTACAACAGATGCTGATTTTGAAATTGACTGGGATCAATTAAACCCATTTTCTATTGAACGATTAATTGACAACAGAACATTGTTGGGTTATTTTTCTTCCGGTCAAACTCGAGAATGGTTTTTACACTGTTCACTTGAAACCCATCAAAGGTTAGCCGCTGAGTTTAGAGAGTTTCTTTTTAACAAATACAACGAGGAATAAGGGTATGAGCTGTTTTGATTCATTTTATATTTATGACATAGAAATTCAAACAAAACAGCTAACCTGTAATATGAACACTTATAGGTTAGGCGATACGGTCATTACTGATGATGAATCGAGCAGCTTTTATTTAATTGAGCAAGACGATGAAATTGGTTATGTTGGATTGATTATCGTTAACGGGGTATTTGTTCACTATGTGGCAAAATCAACTGAGGAAAGTTGTAGATATATAACAGAATGGGGATTTAACTATCATACAAAACATAGCAATTCTACAGTAAGAATGTTTGCTAATTTGATTAAAGATAATATCAATCCAAGGCTATATACCGCCGAGAAAAAACTACATAAAATCCAGCAAGCAACCGCTACTTATGAAGCCTATATTAAAGATCCTGATTCCGATTCTATTTTCTCGTTTTTAGAATACTGGGATAACTTTAAAAACGGTGAGTCTTTAGCAGATGTTATCAAAAACATAATGAAGGAAAGTGATGATAATTCAAAAAGATAAAGAATACAAAACTTTAAGTGGCGATCCTGTCGAAATCTATAAAATTGATGTTCGCGGGGACTTTCCGGTTATAGGCGCGTATCAAGATTCAAAAACTGAAATATGGTATAGTTGTTGTTGGACTATAGAAGGCAAAGAATATTGTATAGATTCTGAGTATAATGCTAATGACTTAGTAGAATTTCCTAAATTCAAAATTATTGAATTTGTTTCTGCTGCTACTAAAACAATTCATTATTTTGGACATACCATTAAAATTCATAGCGCAATTAATTGGATAGCGACAGATGATAACGGGTTTGTTTATGGTTATTTTGGTAAGCCTATATTGGACGGAGATAAAAGATGGAAAAATATTGTGTCTGCTCCGCCATGTGTTTTAATTGCTTCAGCCACCTATTCCGGTGATTTTAAAAATTCTTTGATGGAGGTTAGATGCTAAATGTATATTTAGATTTAGATGGGGTTATGACTAATTTTGACGGTGCGGTTGAATCATTAGTTAATATGCCAACAAAAGAATTTTTCGCTGAGTTAGGTATGAAAAACGCATGGGCAAGGTTAGCTGAAGTTGACCATTTGTTTTTACATTTAGAGCCTTTACCTAATTACAAAACGCTATTTTCACACCTATTGCGATTACATAATTCTGGTTCAATCAATTTAGAAATTTTAACAAGCTTACCTTTGCCGCATGGTAAATTAGCAACAGCAAAGGCTGATAAAATTGCGTGGGTTAAAAGTAACCTAGATAACGACATCAAAGTTAACACAGTAATTGGTGGTTCTAAAAAGGCAAAATATGTTAAGGATCCTAGCGATATATTGATTGATGACTTACCTAGAAACATCTCAGCATGGGAAGCCGCCGGCGGTACTGGTATTCTCTTTAAAAATAATGCTGAAACTATTTTAAAATTAGCAAAAATAATTTAAAATAAAGCTTTACTTTTACAAAAATCATAGTATAATAGATCTTAATGAAGTTAAACCGTAATTAAATTGGAGTTAAAAATGTCTATATTATCTGTTATCACTGAGTTAAGATCTACTAATTCTAGACTTGAAAAAGAAGCTATCCTTAAAAAGCATGTTGATAACTCATTATTGAAATCTGTTATGATTCGCGCGTTAGCGTCTCATATCCAGTATTACCAACGCAAAATTCCCGCATACTCTACAAACGGTAAAAACGTTGAGTTGATTGAAGCCTTAGAACGTATGAACGATTTGGCTGACCGTAAAGTTACTGGCAACAAAGCTATCGAATTTTTATCTAATATCCTTTCTGACGTTTCAGCTGATGATGCTAAAGTTATCGAACTAATCATTAAAAAAGATTTAGACTGTGGCGTTTCTACTCCTACGGTAAACAAAATCTGGAAAGATTTAATTCCTACCTTTGACACTATGTTGTGTACTCCTATGAACGATAAAGTGTTAGCTAAGATGGTTTATCCTGCTATCGCTCAAAAAAAGCTTGATGGTCTTAGATGTAATGTTGTAGTTAACGCCGGCGCGGTTACTTTTTATTCTCGTAATGGTAAAACTTTTGACCTATTAGGTAATCTTGAAAAAGAATTTATTGAAGCGGCTAAAGGCGCTGATGTAGTATTTGATGGTGAGTTATTAGTATCAGAAAACGGTGTTGAGCTTGACCGCCAAACTGGTAACGGGATTTTAAATAAGGCTAACAAAGGCACTATATCTGAAGCTGAAGCGGCTAAAATTACTATGACTATTTGGGATGCTATTCCTTATAATAACTGGGTTGAACAAAAAGACCCAACGCCTTATGTTGAAAGATTTGACTATTTGACCACAACAGGGTTAACTGGTAAATTATCAGTTGTCCCTAGTTTTGTTGTTAATTCATTAGATGAAGCCAGAGCAATTTATGAAGATTATTATGCTCAAGGTTTTGAGGGCATTATCCTTAAATCAATGGAAGCTATTTGGGAACCAAAACGTTCGCAATCTCAAATTAAATTTAAAGGCGAAGAAACTACTTCATTAAGAGTAGTCGCTATTCAAGGTGGCGCTGTAGGTTCTAAATATGAAGGTCAAATTGGTGCGTTATTATGTGAGTCTGAAGACGGTAAAGTAAAGGTATCGGTTGGTTCAGGTTTAAATGATGACGATAGAAAAAATGGTGATTTCTTAGGTAAAATTATCGAGGTTAAGTATAACACCAAAATTAAATCTAAGGGTTCTGATACATATTCATTATTCTTACCTAGATACCTTGAAGTACGAATTGACCGTGATGAAGCTGATATGTTTGACCACATTAAATAAGGAAAAATTATTATGCAATGGTTTAGTAATAGTAGAGATAAACAAAAAATTGAAGAATTACATGCTCTAATATCAGAACAAAACTCTACGATTAAAATGTTACGGGATAAAATTGATAAATTAGAGGGTAAGCCTAAAATGGAAGAATCTGTCTATAGTTATAGACACCCAAAAAATCGTCCGGTTACAATTTCATCTGAAGACGATTATTTTCCTTCAGCGGTAGCTGCTATCACTGCTATCTATAACGATAGTTCTGACAGTAGTTCAAGTTCATCTAGTTCGTATGATAGTGGTTCATGCGATTCTAGCAGTTCATCTTCAAGTAGTGATTAAAATAGGTATATTATGAATGAATTACATGTTGCGGTTTCTGGGTTAGCGGGCGCGGGTAAATCTAGTCTTGCTGTTTTTATTTCTGATTATTTAGAGCAAGAGGGGTTCACGGTTGAATTAAACCTTGCTGATGTTGATGAGTCAACTCTTAGACGATCAGTTTATCCTGCTATAAATCATATATCTAAAGTGACTAAGGTTCTTATCAAAGAAGAGCAATTGCGTAGAAATACAGCAATTCTTGAGCCATTTGATATTAGTTTTTCTGAAGATAATAAAAAGATTCTTATTCGCAGAAGCGATGTAACTATCAAGGTCAAGCATAAACATTTAGATTTATTTTTATCGATGTTAAAGCTACATATTAATGAAGTGTTACTGCCGTCTGATGAAACATACAGCGGTAAACTTAGCGTGATGAAACGAGACGAAAGTTTAGATACCGTAGTGTGTAAACATGGTATGCCATGGACTTCAAAATATGCTATTGTTCAAACCTATAAAGAAACTAATTATTGGAAATTGTATGGGTTAGAAGATGGTATTTATATTGCAACGGATACTGTTAATGATATTCCACATTTAATTGGATTACTTGAACAAATAAAAGAGGATTTAAGATGATTATTTTAATTGCTGTAATTAGCGGTATTTTGATTGGAAGTTGGATTTGTTTAACACTTCACAAATTGAGAGAATTATAATGGGAATGTTTGGTAAAAATAAAAGCGAAAGAATTAGAGATTTAGAAAATGATGTCGCTAATTTGCATGTTAAATTTGATAATGCAAAACGTCAAAATATAATCCTCGAGCGTCAAATTGAAGTGCTCCAAACTATCATTAAAGAATTGGCAGATATAAAAGAAACACCAGAACGTATTAGTACGTGGTCAAACGCTAAAACTATCCCAGTTCAGCACAAAACTTATACATTATTAGCAGGCGCAAATAAATGAAAAAACTATTATTAGTTGCATTATTGCTGCCGTCACTTGCCTGCGCTGATGGTTTACCAAACGCTAAATTAACCGCCGGCGCGTTAAATCCAAACGTCACAACGGGTAATATTAAGTCAACTATCTGTGTTCCTAATTATACTGCTACAATTCGACCTTCTTCTTATTATACTAATAAGCTGAAGTTGAAACAAATTAAAGAATATGGGTATGTTGATAAAGACCCTAAGCATTACGAGGAAGACCATCTTATTCCATTATCGGTAGGTGGCGCAACTTCTGACCCAGCTAACCTTTGGCCAGAGCCTAGATATGGTGTGAATCACGCGGCTAAAAAAGATGTGTTAGAAGCATGGGCACATAGGGCGGTTTGTAAAGGTACACTTAACTTGAAAGTCGCCCAAGATATGTTTGCTACTGATTGGGTGGCTGGGTATAATAAATACATTAGAAAATAGGAAATAAATTATGATTAATAGCAGAGACCTTAATGACTTACATCCAAAAGTTAAAGCAATGGCTGAAAAGTTTTTAGCAAAGTGTAAAGAACATGGATTAGATATTTTGGTTACATCAACATATCGTGATAATGAAAGCCAAAACGCCTTATATGCACAAGGTAGAACCACAGCGGGTAAAAAAGTCACTAATGCTAAAGCTGGTCAATCTTGGCATAATTATAGATTAGCGCTGGACTTTGTTCCTATTGTTAATGGTAAGGCGCAATGGGCAGACACAGCGGCGTTTACTAAAGCCGGTCATATTGCTAAAGAAGTAGGATTTGAATGGGCGGGTGATTGGGTTAAGTTTAAAGAACTAGCGCATATTCAGTTCACAAACGGGTTAACTTTAAAAGATCTTCAAGCCGGTAAAACTATCGATGGCTAAAACCTTAATTGGAAAAAAGGCTTATGCCAAATCCTCAGATGCGCCGGTAACAATTGTTTCTGAGCCGTTATTGTGTTCAGGATCAGTAAAAGTTGTCATTGTTTATGCGAATTTGACAATAGATACTATTGATGTTTGCCGTTTAACATTAGTCGAGCCGTTTTAACTCACCAAAGCCAGCCTAACAAGCTGGCTTTTTTATTAAAAATAATTTTAAAAAAAGCTTTACTTTTTATAAAAACCGAGTATAATAGAGTTTAATGAAGTTAAACCTTAATTAAATTGGAGCGTATAAAATGTGTATCGTTGAAATGGCTTTAGAATTTGCTACTACTAAACATTTTGGGCAAGTTAGAAAGGTAACTGGAAATCCTTATATATCTCACCCTATTCATGTTGCGGGGTTATTACCAAAATATAAAACTTCAAAACGTATGGACGAACTAAAGGTAGCTTGTTTGCTACATGATACAATTGAAGATACTGATACCACGTTATCTGAAATAACTTCGTTGTTTGGTTCTTTCGTTGCCAGTCTTGTCGAGGAATTGACTTCTGACAATAAAGAAATTAAGCGGGTTGGAAAAGTTGTTTATTTGAAAAATAAAATGGTGGGAATGTCAAGCTACGGTTTGACCTTAAAATTGTTGGATAGATTATCCAATATTAGCGATGCGCCTAAACCTTCTTATGTTGAAGATACCATAGATATGATGAAATTCATATTTGAAAATAGAAAAATTAACGCGACGCAAGCTAGAATTATGACTGATATTTTAACAATTTGTGAAGGAACATTATGACAGCAAGAAATAATTATGTAGACAATGTAAAATTTTATGAAGAAATTGTCAAAAGGAAAGCCGCCTTAAAAGAAGCCGAAGAAAAGGGTTTACCTAAACCAAAGATTAATGATTACCTTGGAAAATGTATAACTGATATTGCCACCAATTTTGCTAAAAGACCGCTATATTACGGGCGTTCGTATAAAGATGAAATGATACAAGACGCCATAGTAAACTGTATAAGATATTTTGATACGTTTGACCCTGAAAGAACACAAAACCCATTTTCGTATTTTTCACAGTGTTGCTACTATTCTTTTCTTGCCACAATCGTAAAAGAACGCGACCAAGCCTATACTAGAAGCGAAATGGCAAAAAATATTAATGTGGAAAAATATTCCAGCCAAGAACACGATAATAAAGAAGTTGTAAATGAATATCTTGAATATTTGAATTCCTTACAAAAATCAGATTATTCAAAATATTATGAGAAAAAACCAAAATTAAAACGTGAACACATTAATGAATTATCTAAATTTATGGAATCAGATATTGACTTATTTGATGTTGTCGATGACATTAATGAACCAGAAAATTTAATTGGCTAAAAGGATATTATGAAAATATGCTGGCTTGGTGACGTTCACGTAGGCGTTAGAAATAACTCTACAAACTTCCATAAACATTCTGAAAAATTCTTTTCAAATGTGTTTTTCCCTTACCTTAAAGAACATAATATAACCACGATTATCCAACTTGGTGACTTATTTGATAGCAGAAAAGCAATAAACCTGTTATCTTTATATGAAGCCAAACGGGTTATATTTGACCCAATGAAAGCTAACAATATGACTTTCTATACCTTATTAGGAAATCATGATATTTATTATAGAGAATCTCTTCAGGTTAACTCAACAGCGCTATTGCTTAATGAGTATTCAAATGTGTATATTTTTGATGAACCAACAGCAGTAGAATTTGCCGGCTTAAAAATTGATTTTATCCCATGGGTGTGTAACGATAATAAGGCTGAAGTTGCGTCCTTTGTATCTAACTCAAAATCTGATTATTGCGTAGGGCATTTTGGGTTTACCGGCTTTCAAATGTATAAAGGAGTTGATTCTCACGACGGGTATCCTGTTGATATGTATGCTAGGTATAAATTGGTTGTATCAGGGCACTATCATACAAAATCAGTAAAAGGGAATATCCTTTATACCGGAACTCCATATGATACTACATGGTCTGACTTCAACGACCCTAAAGGTTTTTGGATATTCGATACTGATACCGGTGAAACTCAGTTTATTCAAAATCCTTATACCATATTTGAGAAACTTGAATATGATGATACAACTACAGATTACTCTAAATTTGATGTGTCAACGCTAACAGAAAAATATGTCAAATTGGTTATTGTAAACAAAAATGATTTATTTGGATATGATAATTTTTTGAAACGGCTATATAGCGCCGGCTGTTATGACATTAAAATTATCGAGGATATGTCTGAGTTTTCTAACGGTAATATCGACGAAAAGATTGACCTAGCTGACACTAAACAAATACTATCAGATTACATCGATAATGTTGATACAGATATGGATAAAGAAAGCGTGAAGAATTTGATGAATAGTTTGTTTTTAGAAGCTGTTAATGTTTCGTTGACATAGGGGATAAGATGCTTAATTTTAAGACAATAAGATGGAGAAACTTCTTATCAACCGGCAACCAATTTAATGAAATTAGATTAGATACCGGCAAGCAAACATTAATCGTAGGCGGTAATGGAAATGGCAAGAGTTCTGTACTTTGTGCTTTAACCTTTGCTCTATTCGGTAAACCATTTAGAAATATCAGTAAGGGCGGTTTGGTTAATAGTATTAATCAGAAAAACTGTGTCGTTGAGATTGAATTTGAAGAGGGCGGCGCTTACTATAAAGTTGTTCGTGGCATTAAGCCTAACACCTTTGAGATTTATCGTAATGATGAACTAATTAATCAAGATTCTGCTGTTAAGGATTATCAGGTTGTTTTAGAGCAACAGATTCTTAAGATGAATATGAAAACGTTTACACAGGTCGTTATTCTTGGTTCAGCTACGTTTACGCCGTTTATGAAAATGGGTTCAAGTCAGCGTAGAGAGATTATTGAAGATATTCTGGATATTCGTATCTTTTCTATAATGAATCAACTATTAAAAGAGCGGCTATCTAAAACTAAAGAAGAACTGACCTATATTGAATCAGCATTAAAAATTGCTAAAAATAAGGTTGAATCGCAGCAAAGAATTATAGCACATTTAGAAGTCAATAAGCAGTCTGAAATTGATGCTATTAAAGCGAATATCAAAGAAGATACAACTACAGTAGAAAATCGGCAGGCAAAAATAGCGGCGGCTCAAGCTATAATTGATGGGTTAACTCCTTCAGTTTTAGAAAAAGATGCGGTTAATGCTAAACTTAAAAGTCTTAACAATACAATGAGAAAGGTTAAGCATGAGATTGATACCTTAGATAAATCGATTGTGTTCTTTAATGAAAACGCAAGCTGTCCTTCCTGTCAGCAAAATATTCCACATACACATTCCGGCGGCGTATTAAGCGATTTAGAATCTAGTAAAAAGGATATGAATGATTTGTTTATTCAGTCTGGAACGGAATACCAAGAACAGGAAAAAAGGTTAGCTGGGATAATCGAAACTGAGAAAGATATTGTTTCAGCTAGAAATGATGTTAGAGGTTTACAATCTGAAATAAATGTGATTGAGTCCAGGATAACAAAACTCAACCAATCTTTATTGGAATCTGTTAACTCGACTCAAAATATCGAAGCTGAGAAAAATACACTTAAAGATTTGGTTGAAGAAGCTATTAGGCTAATAAACCGCAAAAAGATATTGGTTGAGCAAAAGGGTGTTGAAGATGTAGGGGTATTATTGCTGAAAGACGGCGGTATTAAAACGGCTATCATTCGTGAGTATTTACCACTGATGAATACCTTAATCAACAAATATCTTGCTGTTATGGATTTCTATTGTGACTTTAACTTAGATGAGCAATTTAACGAGGTTATCAAGTCAAGATATAGAGATACTATGACATATGATAATTTTTCTGAGGGTGAAAAATCTAGAATTGATTTAGCGCTTTTATTTGCTTGGAGAGAAATTGCTAAACTCCT